TGCCATTTTCAAGTTGATCCACAGTTATACCATTGACCGACATAGCATCTTCCTTATAAGATACCAATTCAGAAAGATCATCCCTTAAATAAGGCTTAATATAGAATTGTAGCCTATCAATTTCATTGAATGATTCATCGACTGCAATCATTCCAATTTCACAAATCCCATTTTTAGTGATTGAAAAACCACCCGTTTCAATGTCTAAAATTGCATACATAGTATTTATTTATTTATATTTGTTTAAATCCTAATATCTCATTCAATAATCGTTGCCTTGGAACGTTAAATTTAATCCCGATCTCCGTAGTCAATTCTAAATTACACGGAATACCCAATACACTCACATACTCCCGAATAGCCAACAAATAAGGCTCTAAATCTTCATTTATCTGTCTGCAATCACTCACATTAATTATATAGGTTCGACATTTTAAAATGGGAATGTGTCCTTTTGGTAGGCTATTTTCTCGACACCTTCTCCATACTGTATTATGGCATTTATCACTCATAAACTTATTCCGATACTCAGAGATGGTGTATTGTTCCATGAATTTTAAAGATTTATGTAGTTTGCATTACAAAGATAAATGTATTTTTTCATTAAAAAGCTATATTTGCCAAAAAATTATTAGAAAATTGTGAAAATAAAAGACATTATTAATGCTTCGAAAATTGCGTTTGCTGTATTGAAAGGGGATTTAACTCTTTCAAACATGGATAAAATGACAGATGACCAATTTTCTGCATTTACAGGATCGTACAATTCAGATAGTAAATACATTTTTAATCAAATAGGGACATCGTTTCAAACAGCAGCATATGACAATTGCCCCCCACTTCAATCAATTATTAATAAAAAAGCTCAGGCAATTACAAAGGGAAAATTGATTTGTGTTGACAGTGAAGAAAATGTAATCACATCAAAGGCGTTTGATGAGGCAATGAAAGTACTCAGGAAGCCAAACGCATACCAAACAAAGAATCAATTTGAGCGAACACTTGAAACGTTTATTAATGTGTATGGAGCTGCCTATGTTTACAAGGTGAAGCCGGTGGGCTATGATAAAATTACAGGATTAATAATTATTCCTAACAATTGTATTACAATATCATACAATAAGCCTTCAAATATTTTGAGCAACCAAGCAAAATTGATCCGGTATTATTCGATTACTATTTTCGGAATGACATTTATGTTAAGCGGCGATGATACCGATTTAATTTATGAAATTCAAGATACAAGTTGCAACCTTACACAAGGTTTTGAAATGCAACCGAAAAGCAGAATTGATGCATTAAGAAAACCAATACAAAATATTATTGGCTCTTTGGAAAGCCGAAACCATTTGATTAAAAGGCGTGGTGCCGATGTATTGTTAAGTCCTCAAGCTGGGAAAGATTCAATTGGAATGGGTAATGAGTTTACTACTGAGCAAAAATTAGAAATTCAGCGGGATTATGAGCGTTATGGATTGCTAAACAATCAATTCAGTACAATGATTTCCAAGTATCCTACAACCGCATCAAAAATCGGAATGGATGTCAGGCAATTAGGTTTATTTGATGGTGAAAATGCAGATCACAGGGCAATATCTCAGGCGTTTGGTGTACCAATACCTTTAATCGGATTACCTGACACAACGAAATTTAATACCTATTTAGAAGCCAAAACAGAATTTTATGAAGATACCATCATCCCGGATTCAGAAGTGATATGCCAAGCTTACGATGTTCTTTTTGATTCTGAAAAATATGGATATAAATTTTATTGTGACTATTCTCATTTGGAATGTATGCAGAAGTCGACAAAAGATTCAGCGATGGGATTTAAAACGATGGTTGACGGATGTGTATTGGCTGTAACTAATGGAATGATGAAGGTGGAGGATGCAACAACCGTAATTAACGATTTTATAAAATGATACCACAGGACAAAAAATTAACCGACAAAGACATTAAAAAAATTGTCGAACAAAAGAAAAAACAAATTGATTCAAATCAAATAATCAATAAATGAAAGAATTTGCAACAAAGGATCAACTTTTTAAATATTTAAAGGACAATAAAAGTCTTTTAATGGCAGAGAAAAAAGCAGCATTAAAATGCGCCGATGCCCTTTCTTATGGTTCTTTGTCAACTTCAGGCATTACAAAATCGGGAATTAATAAAGCAATTGCAGAAATTGAAGCACCCGAACTTGATAAACTAAAAGTTAAAATTGTAATCAATACTACTAACTTACTTGACTCACACGGTGACGTACATATACCGGGACTTTGGAATAAAACATTAAAAGAACAAAAGTTAATTTATCACATTCAGGAACATTGTTTGAAGTTTGAAAATGTGATTAGCGATGAGGTTATCGCAACGGCTCAATCAATGTTATGGTCCGAACTTGGCGAATCCTTCACAGGAAAAACAGAGGCTTTGATATTTGACTCAGTAGTAAGTGAAGACCGGAATGAATTTATGTTTGAACAGTATTTAAAAGGATATGTTAAACAGCATTCAGTTGGGATGCGATATGTAACCCTTTACTTATGCCTTAATTCAGATGAGCGTTATTATGCAGAGGAAAAAGATAATTGGGATAAATATATTACTCAAGTTGCAAACGTTGATTGTGCCAACGAACAAGGATATTTTTGGGCTGTGACAGAAGCAAAATTAATTGAGGGTTCGGCCGTTGTACTTGGATCAAATAGCTCAACTCCTACACTACAAGTAAACGAATTTGTGCCGTCAGACGACACACAAAATAAGGATAAGACAGCCGACCCGGTCACTGTTGAAGAAATAAGAATAGAAAAATTAGCAAATTATTTAAAAAACAACTAAAAAATTTAAAAATGAAAAAAAAGAAATTGAGTTTAAACCAAAAACGACAAAATAAAATTGCGTTATTTGGATTCGGCATTTTATCGCTGATTTGTTTAATGTGTTTTTTCTCTACCGATTTATTTGGCGTACAATTACTGTCAGTCGGTGCGGGTACATCGATGGCTGTAACTCTTGCTTTTCCTGCCGATCTTGGTTTAACGGACAAAGAAAAGGGTGCATTCAATACCGTTGGTGAGTTCTTTAATAAGGAATTTGAGGCGTTTCAGAAAAATCTTGGTTCTTTCAATACAAAAGAAGGAATCGACAAAGCCTTTGCGGACTTCAAAACTGACATTGAGAAACAATACAAAGACAATGTTAATAAAGAAGATTTTGACAAATTAGAAAAAGCCATCATCAAACAAGGTGAAGCCCTCGCAGCATTGAAATTGCAAGGTGGAAACACACCCGAAAAAACACTGAAACAGTTGCTTACCGAAAACAAAGAAGCAATTGATAAAATGATTGAAGAAGGTGGAGCTGGCCGCATTGAAATAAAGACCACTACAAAGGCGATCAGTGGGGCATCTGCAACAGGCGATACGAACGCTTATCGCACAGCAGGTTTACCAGGTGAAATTCATAGGGGAGTTCCTTATTTACGCAACTTATTTCAGGTTGTAAATTTGGGCGGCAACACACACGGATCAGTAAAATGGTACGAACAATTAGCGGTAACTAACAACGCAAGCACAACCGCCGGAGATCCTCGTTCAGTAGGCACAGCATCCAACTTGACTTGGGTTGAAAAAAATATCAGCGGCAAACGTATTGTTGATTGGTTAAAAATTGGAATGGACTCTTTGAAGGATGTTGATTTTGTACTTGGTGAAATTCAACGACTTGTTGAACGTAATATGAGACTCAAAGAAAACGACCAATTACTTAATGGTGACGGTACAGGTAACAATATAAAAGGTATTATTTCTTATGCTCAGCCGTTAGTAACGTTGGGAGGCGGAAACATTACTAATCCAAACATTGTGGACATGACAGGTAAAATTGTTACTCAGATCGTGAATGGTCAAATGGGTGCTGCAAATCCTAACTATTGTGTTGTTAACCGTGTTGATACGGATAAATTACGATTTGCCAAAACATCACAAGGTGCTTACGTTTTCCCTCAATTTGCAATGGGTACAGGAATGAATACAATGGCAGGCGTTCCGGCTGTTGAAAATCCTTTAGTGACTGCAAATACATTACTTGCGGGTGATTTCTCCCTTGCCACATTGTACGTTTGGGATGATCTGGTTATTGAAATTGCACAAATCGAGGACGATAAAAAAACAGGTATGACTACTATTTTAGCTTATACCCGTGAAAATTTACGTGTTCAAACCGTAGATGCACAGGCTTTTGTTTATGTTCCAAATGTAAACAATGCATTAACCGCAATGGCTACAGGTGTTGCAACCGTATAGGCTTAAAAAGAATTTTAATCTTTAATATAAAGGGTTGGTCAAATCGACTAACCCTTTTTTAATACCAACTTTCCAATGGACAACATAATTGATTTTCAATATTTTTGGGGTAAACTTAAACTTCCTTACGTAAATATTTCACCATTCAAAGATACCCCATCTTCGCAAATTGCATCTAATGAAATAATGGAGTTGAACAGGAATATTGCCAGGTACCAAAAGGAATTTCTTATTAATTTATTTGGAAGTGAAGTTGTACCGGTGGAGGTTGCAACTTATTTAACTGATACTATATCTTTTATTTCACCACTTGCAAACTACGTATTTTGTAAGATACTTCCCAATAATCAAAGCACTGCCACAGCTTCAGGGGTAACAGTTAAACAGGCAGATGTTAGTCAGGTTGTTTTATCTCAATCAAAATATTCTGATGCTTGGAATGAAATGGTAGAAATGAATTTGATTATCCGGGGTAAATTGGATGAACTTGGATTGACAGATACTTATCCAATCGATCAATATTTTCCGGGCACAGAATACAAGAAGGATTTCTTTTCAAAACAATACTTTATATGATAATCACCGGCAAAACAAAATTAAAGAAAATGACAAGGATTTCACCAATCCTAAATCTTACTAATACCGACATTTTAAAAGAATGTTCAAAGTTTAC